ATATAAACCAGTTTTTTTCCACATAGTAATTAAATATTTGTTATCACCCAAACCTACTGGATTGGGTTCTCCGTATAGTTGAAACACAGGATTAGCATTACTAGTGTGATAAATAACTGTCATATCTTTACATCGTCGTATCTGCGCTAAATAATCTTTACTACATATGGTTTGTATATATCCGTCTGGATTATCTAGCTGTGGTGGTGGATTAATCCATTTTTTATAATCCCATATTATAGCCAAATAACCGTTATCTGTTTGGGTTCTGCCAGTAGATCCAGAGCCATTACAATATGGACATATTTTACCAAGAGCAAAAGATATTGGACCACCCGTTTTATATTTACCAGAAGATTTTTTTAAATTAACATCATATATACAATTGGGACATAGCTCAACATTGGTAACACCATAATTAAACACACATTCTGTAGTTAGTCCAGTAGAAGCCAATAATAAATCAATCTGATTATTATAAATACTTTGTAAATTAGCAAAATTTGGATAAGCCATAATTTATCTCATGAATAAAAATCATTATTGCCAACATTTCTGAATGGACCAACATTAAGATATCTTGGATCAAATTTATTATTAACAAACGGAGATAACACAGCAGCCCATGCTGTAGCGTTTTTAACATCCCAATGACTAGTAAGATCATCATATAGGGCGCAGGCTCCGTGGTCGATAATGGCCTGCCATCCAGATAAGGATCCTCCAAAACTCAGGCTTGCTGGACCAAGTGCTGTTCGAATACCTTCTAGGGCTGCTTTGGTTCTAAATGTGCCTTGATCAAAAATACAAGAGGCTTTAAGACCAATGAGACTTAAAAATATATCATCTCCATTGGTAGTTGGATCAGGAGTAATATTAGGATTAATAATGTCTATTGCATAAGCGTAGTCTAAATTAACATCAAATTGAACGTATTTAGCTGCGACAACTATTACTTGTAATATTCTTTCGTCGCTATATTCATATGGTGTGTCTAGATCATTAATTAAAACTCTAACAACAGTAGTAAGATGTTCTTGCCAACCCATATTTGAACCTTTTAGTTAGAGAAAACATGCTAGATATATATAAATACACCATAAGACCGTGGTCTAAGTTTATAAAAAAAGGCCAGCCTTGCGGCTGACCTTTCTTTTATTGGCGTTAAAGTCTGAGGATCAAAGAGCGCCAAGTAGTACTCTGCGGTTGTCGAGAACAGCAAAGCCTTGCTCGGCCCAGCCATAAAAACCAGCTCTCTTTTGACGATGAAGAGTATCGTCTTCGAAGATTTGAACTTCTTGACGAACTGGCATTATGAAACTGTCTCTCTTGCGTAGATCAAGACCAACAACAAGCTCGACCTTCTGGAAGGTTTCGTCGCCTGGGAGAGTGCCACCAAGTACGTTGCTATAGAATAGCTGGTATTGTTGACCTTCGCCAAGCTCGTCACGATCATGGAGATTAATACCGAAGACGCGGTTAAGAGTACCGTCAGCAGCGGTATAGATTTCACGACGAGTTACTTCGTCGATTTGGTCTAGACCCCAGTTGCGGATGTCTTCCATAGCTTCTGGACTCACATAAAGATCTGTAAGCATACCGCGGTTGTTACTAGCGGAGTTGCCGCCACCGTTTCTGCGCATTACAGTCTTCATGAGACTTACCAATCTCTTACTGAATAGGCCGTCATTGGCATCAGTATCATAGACTACGATGTTGCGATCAACACCAGCAGCAAGAAGTGTATGCCAGCCGTCATCGTTCATTTTCTTAACAAATTGAGCTTCGAGAACTTCCATAGCACGACCAACAACATCCCAGCGGGCGTCGCGAGCATACTTTAGAAGATAATCGATACTAGCGCCAATGTCATAGGTTGGAACCATGACATAATCGCCCTCAACATGCTTCTGTGGAATATAACCATGATTTGGGATGGTATAAGCCACGAAGTCTTTCTCGGTGCCTGGAGCAAGGAAGTCTAATGGGAACTCTGGAGTGGCACTTTGGGCCAATGCGATTGGCTCGAAAATGTCATCTAGAATGTTGCCACTAAGGACACCTTGACGAAGTGGAAGTTCAAGAGCCTTAGCAAACTCATGATTTGCGGCTAATGCCTCCTCTTTGTGTAACGAACCAGACTTAACGAGAAGATCTGTTAGTTCTGGTGTGGGTTCAAATTTTCTATTGGCCATGTTTTTCTCCCTTATCAAGTTATATTAATGTCTACTTTGACGTAACCATCAGCATCTTTAACGCTCAAGAAACGACCTACTTTAACACTATTTGTGCTAACATTGGTTAGTTTACCGTTTGCACCGTAGTAAGCATCTTCACCGATGGCTGGATTGACTCCAGAAACAACCATGTTAGTTGTTACTTGACCTTGACGAAGAAGTGTTACCTTACTGCCAGTCTGAACTTCGTCTTTGTGCCAATTGACGTGCTGTCTTGTAAGATCAAGACTTACAACATCATTTAGCAATAAGCCTGCTGGTTTTGTGCCAGACTGTGAGGCAGAAACTGTTACTACGGCGAGTGAATCGTCCATAGCAACGCCGCTACCGCCAGTACTGTGTACAACAACAACACCACGCTCTGCTGATGCATCATTGCAGAAGAACGAAATATCTGTGTATGCTTCAACGCGATCTGATTTTAAAGCCATTTTTACTCTCCCTTATTAAGTTTTTTACCTAGTCTAATACAAACAAAGTCAACTAAGGCAGCTCTTGTATTCTGCATTTCTGATTCTGTTTCGCTACCAACACTTAGATCAATCTCTTGATCATTAGTCTCAACATTTTCTAAAGCTAGCGAAACATCTTCGGTTTTTGCCTCAGTTTCTTCTGCTTTAGTATCTTCAATGCTTGCTGCTGGTGGAACGGTCTTTACAGAAGCTAAAAGAGATGTCATACTTGCGAATGTTTCATCGTCTAGTGTTTCAAATTTTTCAACTGTAGCACTAGCTACTTCTTCTGTTACGCCATTCTCAAGAAGAGTGGCCATTCTTTTCATCTTCTTTTCTTTCTTGGCCATTTCTTCTTCTTTCATCTTATAACCAGCTAAAGCTTCATTAGCAACTTGTAGTTCGTTGATTGCAGCATCAAGGGCAGCCTTCATCTTTTCCATTTCTTCTTCCTTCTTCTTCATATCTTCTGCCATCTTCTTTGCTGCTTCTGTCTGCTCATCAGCTACTGGAGTCACTTCTTCTACTACTACTGTTTCGGCAACTTGAGCCTCAACAACAGTTGTGACTTCATTTTCTGGTTGAGCGACTTCGGATTCAATACTCATATTTGTCTCCTTTAAATTGGCTTGATTTGAAAATACACCTTCTTTTATAGAATCGTCATTTTTTTCTTCTATATTTTTAGCAAAAGCAATCTCTTTATCAAAATGCAAACTGTCTTTTGTAAAAATAATACTTTCTGGATTAGCGGGCCTGTTAACAAATCCCTTGCCAGAAAACGTAATTTGTCTTAATACTCTACCAATCTTATAGTCTTGATGTTCGCCTTGTCCACCATAGGCTCTTAAGTGTCTTGTTAAAAAAGCAGTTTCTTCGTTTCTTGGTAAAACATTAAACTTACCAGTGCTCTTATTAATTAATCCATAATCAAATCCCTTAAAAAAGCACTCCATACTAACGTATTTATTGCCTGATTCAATTTCTTCTATTAGTGTTGAGGCTCTTTCTTTTAGTTCTGGCTCTGTGTATCCAGTATAAATAACGGATCCAGTAAGAATATGAAACTTTTCTGGTAATTGATCTAGATTAATATCTTCATTAATTAATTCACCATCATCGTTGATGGGCCAATTCGATGTTATATGGCCAACTATTGCGGCTTCATCGTGTTCCAGATTAGTTGGCTTGTGTGTTGGTGTGGCTCTTGCTAACCAAACTTCTTTGGCATCAAAAATATCATCATTTTTGTTCCAGGATGTGGTTACTAAAATAGATTGAGTATAGTATAAATCAGTATCCTCAATACCGGCCAAAGCCTTTACATTTTGTTTTAGTTGAGAATTATGTACTTCGTGATCAGATTTTTCTAATAGCGAAGCATAAACAATAGAGGATTTTGCAGAAAGAGCTTCTGATAATCCGGCATCGACTTCTGCTTTATATATTTGCATATTTAACTCTCAAAAGTTAAGTTTACTTCGAAGAATACACCATTTGATAAAAATAGGCTTTAGTATACTTTAATTCTTCTGTGTTTGGTGTTCGATCCATTTCTCTGGCCACATTTTTAATTAACTGATTATATTGGTGGCTTTTTAAGTTAATGTCAATACTATTGATAGTATTGAGTTTTGATAAAACTAGATCTTCGCTAATTGTGGTTAGTGGTTCTAGCGAAAAAAAGATTTTAGTTTTGGTAGCTTCTGCTTCATCATATTCAGCGTTAGATAAACTACGCATATTTTTCTTGCCATAAAATTCTAGTAGATGTGGATTCAATAGTTCAGATATCTTATCTTGTGCTTCTATGGCCCAAAGTTGTAAAGATGCTCCGGTTTGAGGACTAAATGTTTTAGTTTTTCTCTTTTCTGTGTCTTTACTATTTTTTGGACGGCCCTGTTGAGGTTGTCCTGGAGTTTTAGTAGATATTGGCTGATCACCACCGGACGGAGAACTTCCTGTCGGTGTTTTCATTTCTAGTGCGCTTTTTTCGTTAGCTTTTTTACGATCCAGATTTAAACCCACCTGACTAGGAGCAACAATACCAGTTTGCAAAGCAATCTTCTTAAGATTGTCTTCAAGTTGTGGACTAAAGTAAGGACCAGCCTTTGGAACCATTCTTTCGCTATCTCTTTGTTTGTTTTCTCTGTTGAGTCTGGTTTTCTCCATGTCTGGATCAAAACCAAATACTCTTTGTAGTAGTTCATCGCTAACAATATTTCTATCTGCTAGTTGAATGAGTAGTGCTTTCTCTGCGTCTTCGTTACTAAGATCCATTCTGTCAAATTCAATTTTAGCTGGAAATCTAAAACCCATAGCCTTTTGTACCATAGCAATTTCTTGTTTCCAAAAAGCCATTAGGACTTTGCGACCATACTGTAGTCTTTGTGTGAGCGTTTTGAGACTGATAAAATTATTGGTAGTACCAGCAGCACCATAAGTGCCAGTTAATGTTGGTGGAATACCAAGGCCAGCATAAATACTATTTAAGTGAGGAGTATATTTGCCTTCGCCTAGGAATTGATGTACTGCTGTTTTACTTTCTATTAATTCAATATCTGGACCCCAAACAAGATCCATTGTGCCGCCACCAACGTTGCCTTGTAGAATACTACTAAGTTTACTAGCAGCAGCTTGTGTTGGAGCAATCTTGTGTTCAAGACTACCTAATTTAAAAATACGAATATTACTAATAGCACCATCTAAGGCTGCTAAGTCTGCTAGCTTAAGTTTTTCAACAATAGCAATATCATCCATAATACTATAGATCATTGGAAATGCCCAAGTTTTCCAATCGTCTTTTTTATAGTGGAATACTAGTGTCTTTTCTGTATCAAGTAAATATGACTTCTTGCTTTTTGCTGC